ATGTACAAGGTCTCCGATCGTGACGGGCTGTATGTAGCCGTGCTGATCTCAGGCACCATCTCGTTTCGTTACGATTACCGCATCAACGGCCGCCGGGAGACGCTGGTTATCGGTCAGTATGGTCGTGACGGTATCACGCTGGCTGAAGCCAGGGATGAACTGATAGCGGCTAAAAAGCTGCTGAACGCAGGCCAGTCGCCGGCTGCGGCGAAGCGTGACGGTATCAAACGGATCCGCGGCGCCGAAACATTTACGGTACATACCGACGCCTACATGAAACATGTTGTCCTGGCTGACAGCACACGGGCTATGAAGCAATCAGTAATCGACCGGGATATTTTGCCTGTTCTCGGAAACAAAATGATGTCCGAGATAACGACCCCTATGGTGCGTGATCTTTGCGATCGCATAGTCGAGCGCGGCGGACGTGCGACGGCGGTGCAGGCGCGTGAAATCATCAGCAGCGTTTACCGGTACGCTAATGACCGCGGGCATGGGTTATTCAACCCTGCCGCAGATATCAAACCTTCAGCGATCGCCATGTTTAAACCGCGTGACCGTTGCCTGCAGCCGGAAGAAATCGGCGTGCTGTTCAGGTCTCTCGATACCGTCAGCACGTTGCCAACCTTAAAACTGGCTGTGAAGCTCATCCTGATCACGATGGTGCGCAAAACCGAGTTCATCATGGCGACGTGGAAAGAGGTAGATTTCAGCAAAGGAACCTGGACGATCCCATCTGACAGGATGAAGGGGAGCCGGTCGCACGTCATCTACCTTCCGCCTCAGGCGCTGGATCTGATGGTAGGCCTGCAGATGTGTGCCGGCGGGAGTGATTATCTGTTGCCAGGTCGCTACAGCACCAGTAAGCCGTTATCCAATGCCGCTCTTAACTCAGTCATCGATCGCGCGGTTGCTGCGGCAGCGGATGCCGGAGAGAACCTGCAACCTCTAACAGTGCACGACCTGCGGCGCACAGCGAGCACGCTTTTGCATGAAGCGGGATTCCCGTCAGACTGGATAGAGAAGGCGCTGGCGCATGAACAGAAGGGAGTGAGGGCGGTTTACAATAAGGCTGAGTATTCCCGGCAGCGGGCCTACATGCTGCAGCAGTGGGCAAATATGGTTGATGCATGGATAAGCGGGGAGCATTACGACTTGGCGCCGTTCTCCCCGTCTGCATTTGAAAAGTGGATGAATGAACAATAGTCCGCCCTCCGGGCGGACTATTGTATCGCCTTCGAAGAATTCTCAAAGAGCCCGCGCAGGAACTTAACCATTGCATTTGCAGAATCCCGCTGCTCTCGGTAGCGCGCAGCTTCTCGCTGCAGGTGAAGGATCTCACCATTCCTCTGGTTGATAATGGCGCGCGCCTCTTCGAGTTGTCGTATCAGTGAGGCCTCTTCGGCAATGTTCATGCGGCCTCCGTCTTCACTACCGGCACAGCGCAGCCTGGCAGCAACTCAACCGCCGGCGCCGTGCACTGGTTACCCCACACGTCGAAACCGTGAGACGACTGGCGGGCGAAGAGCTCAATGCGCGGGACATCGCCAAGCAACTGCACCAGTTTCTCGCGGATAACGTCCGGTTTGCGCGAGTTCTCCAGGCGCGGCGCCGTGACGTGCTGGCAGATCGAGGCGTCCATGCGGGCCGGTAGTTTCCCCCGCACCGCAAACAGGCAGTCTTCGCTGTTCGCCCGGGTCATATGGCCCATGCCGATCGCACTGTTCCCTTTGTGCTTGTTCGTCTTGTGCCAGGTGAATCCCTTCATGGTCATCAGGCGGAACCCCCAGGCCTCTATGACTTTCAGCGCCTCTACCGGCTGAGTCGGTACCCACCACATAGCCAGAAGGCAATCTTCTGCGGCGAGCTCCCATACTGGCAGTCGGCAGATGTCAAGAACGTTCATAACCGGATATTTGAACCCGGCGCCGCGGTCTCCGTCGGCTGCTTTATCGCGGTATGCCCATGGCGGATCCGCATAAATCAGGGTGTATTTTCCGCTCATGCTGCACCGCCTTCGCTTTTTTCCGCTTCAACCGCCATCTGCTCAAGCTTTCGTGAAAGTTCGGCAGACAGTGACTGGAACTCTTCCTCTGTCGTTACCGGGATCGGCACAAAACGGATGCCGATATGAGCGAGGCCATGTGCGGCCTCAAGGCATTTCCTTAAATCAACGGGAGAGGCTCTGTTCATGCTGCACCACCTTCAACGCGCTTGAACTCGATAACCCAAACCCAAGGGTCAGCATTCCAGCTTTCCTGCCCGTAGATCGATTGCCACAGGTAGGCAAAAGCATCGGTAGCGTCAGGCTCTGGATTGGCGCATCCGCATGGCTCAGGTTCCCCGCAATTAAGACAGCCACCGTCAATAATGCCTTCTGCTCGCGCATCTTCCTCGCTGATAGCGTTCAGCCGCTCGACCCGCACGTCGGTTATTTCCAGTAGAATGCGGCTGGCCCAGCGCGGCATATGCAGCGATGGTGTCCACTTCTCAGGCGTTGCCGGTTTATTGCAGACAGCTACGGGTACACGGTGGGTTTGCTCAGTCCATGAATTTCGCTCGCTGGCTTTGTATGCCAGGGTTGCGACGTCTGTAGCCAGGCTATGCACCCGAAAAGCCTCCCGCACCCAGATGCGATCGCCGACTGCTCCGAACGGGCATGAGAGAGCACCCAAAACAGGATTCATTCCTGTATGGTCTTTTTCGCCGAGAACAACGAAAATTTCTTCTCCGTTGATGTCCCATTCCTTGCAGAACTTCACGGCGCCGTCAGTCCCTTTAACAATCCGCCGTGTCTGCGTCTTCCGGCCATGGAGGATGGCGCGCACCATCTCCCCGTTAAAAATCACTCCGCGTTCTTTCATGCTGACACCTTCCTGCTATTCAGTTGCTCCGCCACCCGCTGGGCCTTCAATGGGTTTCTGATAACCTGGCCGCCGGGCGCCAGCCAGCCACGGCGTACGGACGAATAAACCAGCGTGATACTGCCTACGCGAATGCTGTCGTGTGGGTTAGTCATAAATCACCCCGGCGGTGGCGCAGATCCCGGCATAGCATCCCTGGCGAAGCCGGTTCCCGCGGCCAATGCACTGATCGCGGCGTATAGCGATACGGTCCCGCTCAACCTCGCCAGTTGCCGCATCCATGCACTCAAGCCATAGGCGAGCGGCCAGGCGGTACTGGCCTTTGTTCTCGCGGGCAATAGCGCGCTGCTCGATCTCCATTGCCGCCGGCGTTACGGCGACAAGAGGGGGCGCTTTGCGCTGCGAGACATAATCCGCGTGGTATTTTTCCATCCGATTCATCGTATCCAACCCTCTCGAAAAATGACCGCCAGCAGGAACAGCCAGGCGGATACGGCGGCCAGGTACAGAAACCATCCTGACCACCTTTCCCAGTACCTCGCCAGCGACGTCACGCCGCGTTACCAACCGGGCGAAATACTCGCTGCTCAACCGGAGGCTTTTTTCCAGCAAACTCCGTTGTGCCGTTCTGCTGACGTTCATCCAGCCAGCGCTCGATCTCTTCGCTGTTCCAGGCACAGCGCTTGTCTGTGATCCAGAAACGCTTCGGGAACTCACCGTTTTTCTCCATGCGGTCGATAGTGCTCATCGATACAGGCACCACCGCCAGCAGTTCCTTTTTGCCTAATGCACCTTTCATCGTTACCTCTCTTTTTTCAGTGCGGCGCGCCCGGCGCCGCGGTGGTGATTACATCGGGATTTGATTCAGCTCTTCGCGGCGGATGCTGTAGACGTCGGTAGCTTTAGCCAGACGCTCATCATCGTTAGCGAGCTTTTTGGCAACGTATTTGTAAGCGTTGTCCAGGTCCTTCAGCGTGTTGTAGTTCATCGCCGCGTCAGTGAAAGCGCACAGAATTTCTTCTGGATCGCGGTCGTCGCTGCTCTTTGGTTTTTCTTCAGCCAACTGTTCAGGCTTGGTGTTGATCAGCTTGTTCATGCCGGATGCAGTCGCTGGTGCTGGCGTAATGTCACGCTCAACGCGCGGCTGCGCTTCCTGCAACTCATCCGGTGTGTAGACGCCAAGGAGAACATCAGGGGCGTGCAGGCGTGCCCAGCGCTTAACGCACAGGTAAGCCAGTTGCTGACGCGGATCCTGCTCCCAGAGAGGGGAGTTGCGCACGCCGGCTTGCGCCATGCTGATGGTCAGGGAGCGAGGCTCAGATTCGCCTTTAAGGGTTGCCCACACTGTCACTGTCAGGCTCGGAGATTTGTCGGTTTTCCCGCTTACCTTTGACCAGTCGCCATCCCATTTGTAGTTCAGGCGAGTGGCCAGAAGGTTTGAGGAAGAGACGACCGCATTAACCAGTTGCGCTTCATAGCCCAGCGTGCCGTTAACCACATGGGTTTTCTGCGCCACCGCGAACGGGTTCATTCCCCACTGCGCCGCCTGCATAGTGACTGCCAGGCAATCAGCTGGCTTTCCAGCGAGGTGCGCCGGAACGGTGGCTTTGCTGTCAGCCATCAGGGTGGCAAATCGCACCAGGCGATCCATCCCTTCCGGGCTGAAGATTGCCGCGGCGGTGCCGACGGTAGCACCAGGCTGAGAAGTGATTGCGATGTTGTTGCTCATACGTACATATCCTGTTTACGTGCCCACTCAGGGCGTTTAATAACTTCAAATCCACCCCAGTCGCCTGTTTCGCGGCACTGGTGATAGGTATTCAGATCCCGGCGGTAGAGCGCATACCCTGTATCCACGTCCTGCGCATCCAGTTCGAACACCCGCACCGGGTAGCGGCCGCAGTCAATGGTTTCGCTCACTGCCAGGAAGAAGAATCCATGTGGATCGCCGGTGGTTTGCTGCGCGCCTTCGCGGTACATCGCGTCCTGTACGTGGTACCGGAATTCCTCAATGTGGCGCGAGAAACGCTCCATATCGGCAACCTTCTTCACGTCCAGCAGGACAGGGTGATTCTTCAGGCGCTTGTCCGGGCGTATGCGGCACAGCTCGCCAGTCTCCGGATCCGTCCAGTAGTGGGAGGCTTCGCAGAATCCTTCCGCCTCAAGCAGCCAGCGCGCTGCCGGGTGCGCCATTGCGCTATCACGCATCAGCTTCAACTGACGATCCTGCTCCGCCTCCATAACTGTTTTCCCGCTCCCCTCGCAATCCTTCATGAAAGCTGCTTCATCAGCTTTCCCCTGGTTTGTTCGGCGGTTAAAGGTTGGCGCCACGATGAAGCGCTTATCGAACTCTTCCGGCTCCAGAAGAAGGCAGTGCAGAGCCGTCCCCATATCCAGAGCTTTCAACTTTTCGGTATCGACCGGTGCTGATTTCTGCCACTGCAGAAGGGCCGGGCTCAACGCCACCATATCCAGCTGCGACTTACTCACGCCGTCGCCGGCGTGGTAGTCCTCGTTGCTGATGTCGAAGTAAATGCCTGGCTTCATGCCGCATTCCTCGCCGTATCCAGCTGGTCAGCCAGATCCCACTTGGCAATGATGCCGGTCAGTTCCCGCTGATACGCGGCCAGGCATTCTTCAAACTCAGAGCTCATCATCAGCTCTTCCAGGATCTCGCTGCGCACGCCTTTGCGCTCCAGCTCGTAGAATGGCTTTTGCAGCTGATGGAACTTGATCGCGTCGATAAGCTCGACGTGGCGCTCGTACAGCATCTGGTTAAGCTGGTAGTCGCCGTCGATGTTGTTCATGATTTTTTTCAGGTTGTTAATCTGCTGAATGTTCACTTACTCACCCCCCATACCCATTTCCGTTTTTGCTGCCAGTTTGCTGACGAACGCCCAGTTGATTGCTTCCGGCAGCGTGCGAAACTTCCAGCTCATCAGCCCGCATGCCGTAACGCAGTACCAGCCGTTAATGATTTGCCATTGTATACACACCTCACTATTACCATTTGGTAAATATCAGGGGTATGAGAAAGCCACCCGGTGGTGGGTTTCTGGTAATTCAACGCCCTGTTGTTACCGTTAAGGTAATAATCTGATCAATTTTCGAATTAGTCAATAGATGTGACGAGGAAAAGTTTACCATTTTGGTAAATGTATGAGGCGCGGGAAGTTATCCCCCCGGCAGGATTGACAGGTAGATTAGAGGCTTACTGGTTCTGGCTGACGATGAACTTGATGAAGGCGGTGATCTTGTTTTTCTCTTCCTGCGGCAGTCTGGCGTATTCGTGGTGGTCATAGTCAATCAGACCAGCATTACCAGGCGGCAGGATCAGCTCATATGCATCGCGGCCGAACGCCCGCGCGATAGCCGCCAGTACGCCAATGCTGGTTGAACCTTCTACGTTCAGGATGCGATTTACGGTAGCCTGACCGATGCCAGCTGCTTCCGAAACCTTTTTCTCTGAGTTCAGATTAGGATGCTCTCCCATCCATACACCCAGGGTAAAAGCTGCCTGCTTTTCTACGCTCCACTCCTGCGGGTCGATAATCTTCGGTAGGATCGGGTTGTCAGAAAGATGGTCGACATCCAGCCAGAATCGCTCTTTCCTGGTGAAAGCTTCGATCTCGCGAGCGACGCTTGCGCCGATATTTTTTGTCCCTTTGCTCCACCTGTTAACGAGATTCGCTGATTTTTTGAATCTCTCGGCAAACCGGAGTTGCGTGTTATCGAAATCCTTCCGGATTATCTCGTTGAGGTTGTCGCGTCTTATGTCGTAGATGCTTTTCATTTCTATTTTTTTAGCCTGAAATTGTTACCTAACTGATTAAATTTAATAGAATATTACCATAAAGGTAAACTTACCAAAAAGGTAATAGTCATTGATTTTTACACCAGATTGGTAATAATCAGGCTGTCTAAAGTTAGTCCGGGACTAAAAAAATATGAGCGATGTGCAAAAATTTGACTTCAAACGCTGCTGGCTCGACCTCTCTCCGGCAGAGCGTGAAGAGTTCGCAAGTGACGCCGGCACGACCAGCCACTACATTCAGGTTCACCTGACTGGCCGTAGAAGAATCCCACGTAAACCTCTGTTAGAAAGACTGTTTAAAGCCTGCAAATCCCGTAAGTGGATCTCCGCAAAATCCGACCTGGTCCTCTGGTTCCACGAACGTTAATCCTCAAAACTCACCCGCGCCGCCACCCCCAGGCGGCTCCTGCCTCTCCCTGAATACCAATCTGGTAATAATTATCCAAATACGGTTGATCTTTTTTTGGCTTGCTGCAAAATTACCAAAGACAAATGCAGAAAGAGGGCAAGTCGATGAAGCGAATTACCCAGCGAGAGGCCATTGAGCAGGGGCTAACCAGGTTCTACACAGGGAAGGCGTGTAAGCATGGCCATGACAGCGAGCGATACACCATCAGCGGCGAGTGCGTTACGTGCAATAACGAGCGCGCGCGCCGGCAGGCGCAGATGAGATCGGAGCGTCTGAAAGCAGCCAGAAAGGCCAGGGAGGCAGCATGACGCCTTCAGCTTACTACAACGAGATCGACCCATTCGCGGCGCAGTGGCTGCGTAACCTCATAGCCGCCGGGCATATCGCCCCTGGCGAAGTTGATGAACGGAGTATTGAAGATGTCACACCTGACGACCTCAGAGGATTTACCCAGTGCCACTTTTTCGCCGGGATCGGCGTCTGGTCCCATTCCCTCCGCCTCGCCGGATGGCCTGACGATCGCCCGGTCTGGACTGGCTCCTGCCCGTGCCAGCCTTTCAGCGCGGCAGGCAAAGGAGATGGGTTTGCTGACGAGCGGCACCTTTGGCCCCACTTCTTCCATCTCATCAGCGAGCGCAGACCTCAGCATGTCTTTGGCGAACAGGTTGCAGCAGGTAACGCAAACGTATGGTTCGACCTTGTACAAGCTGACCTGGAAGGAATGGGATACGCCTTCGGGCTTGTGCCGTTTACGTCAGCGGGCATCGGCGCGCCGCACATCAGAGAACGGGCCTACTGGGTGGCCAACGCCAGTAGTGGGAGATATGACAGGCGGACCGAGGCCGCCGGACAAGAAGCGCGGGCCGGCGCCGGGATTGCAATCGGCGTCGGTATTGGCGGGCTGGGTAACGCTATAAACGCCCAGGCCGCAGCGGCTTTCATTCGCGCTTATATGGGGGTGCAGGATGGCCAGTAGCTGGATAAAAGTCGAGGTGATCACACCAGACAAGCCGGAGATTTTCCAGATAGCGGAAATCCTGAATATCGACCCCGACGCGGTACTCGGTAAGCTCGTTCGCATATGGGCATGGGCGGATCAGCAGACTGTTGACGGTAACGCTGGCAGCGTTACAAAAGGAGTGCTTGACCGTATCGCTTTTATTACAGGATTCGCTGATGCACTGATCGCTGTTGGTTGGCTCGCCTACGACGGCAACAAGCTTATTCTCCCCAACTTTGAGCGCCATAATGGGGAAAGCTCTAAAAAACGGGCACTTACAAACAGAAGGGTTGCAGCACACCGAAAAAATGAAACGCAGAAAGTAACGCTGGCTGCGTTACAAAAAGCGTTACCAGAGGAAGAGGAAGAGGAAGAGGAAGAGGAAGAAGTAAAAGATAAGATCCCCCCTAACCCCCCCAGGGGGAGGGAGCCAAAAAAATCTTATCCGTATCCTGAACAGCTCAATGCCGAAGCCTGGGATGAGTGGAAGGCCTACAGGTCAGAAATGCGGTTTAAAGCCTACGCCCCAACTGAACGGAGCGAGGGCGCAGCAATCACCGAACTGATTAACCTGTCTGGTGGCAACCACACACGGCAGATGCAGATCGTGAAGCAGAGCATGGCGAAAGGTTGGAAAGGGCTGTTCGAGCTGAAAGGCGGCTCTGGGCAGCGAGATGTGAACACCATATCCCGTCCGGATACTGAGATCCCGCCGGGATTCAGGGGAGGCCCGGCACCCTGACAGCCAGCGCAGCGCGGAAGCGCGTTTTTTTACGCCTTAATGTTTACCAAAAGGGTAATAAAATATGCGCAAGACTATTGATATTGATCCGTTTATGGTTATAAATTACCAATAAGGTAAAAATCATGCGAAAGACACTACAGGCACTTGGCCGGCTTAAAGCGGGCCAGATGAACAAAACCGAAACGGCGTACTGCCAGAACCTTGAGCTGCGTAAGCGCTACGGGGAAATCGCCTGGTACCGGTTCGAAGGTATCAAGCTGCGTCTGGCTGACAACACGTTCTACACGCCTGACTTCGCCGTGATGCTGGCAAACGGCCAGATGGAATTGCATGAGGTGAAAGGGTTCTGGACTGACGATGCCAGGGTGAAAACCAAAGTCGCCGCCGACCAGTACCCATTCCGGATCATCGGAGTAACGAAGCTCCCGGCAAAAGCCGGCGGCGGGTGGAAGGTCGAAGAGTTCTAAAACAACGATCTTCATTGATATCAATTGAATCAATAAGTTAAGCGGGTAAGCGGGGGTAAGTATGGAATTAGATCCGGATTGCTACAGCAAATACACACTGCGCTGGTTTGCGGCGGCGATAAACGCAATTGGCCTGGTTGCATTTGGCGCAATTACTTGTGGCATCTGCATGATGATCGAATGGTGGGCAGCATGAACATCGGAACAGTAAACGAGCTCATCGCCGCTCTGGAGAGCGCAGGCGAGCTGTCGATCAGAGAGCAGAAGTTCCTGAAGCTGGCGAAAGCGTTTAAGCAGCTGGCTGCGGAGAATGTGCAAATCAAAGCTATGAACGATTGCCTATCTGAGGAACTGCGTGGTTATGAGTCTGATGGCGCTTTTGAGGGGCCGAAGATGCATCTGCTGTGGTGGCAGGTCGAAACCACCGCCACCGATCGCATCGTAGCCGGAATTAAGGCTGATGGGGTGGAGGAGTTTGCAGCGCATCTTCGCGCTAATGATAACGGGGCATCAGTTTGCAAAATGATTGCGCTCGGAGCCGATGATTTCGCCAAGCAGCTGCGCGAGGGGGCCGACAAATGAGCAAAGAGCCAATGGTCGTCAGCTTCTCAGGTGGGCAGACATCAGCGTTTATGTGCGACTTCCTCATGCAGAACTACGCAGATGCTTACGAATTCCATTTTGTGTTTGCCAATACCGGAAGGGAGCACGAAGAGACTCTGATTTTCGCTGACAAGGTGGACAAGCTTTTTGGTCTTAACCTTGTCTGGCTGGAAGGGATTACCAGTAGCGAGCATGGTGTTGGAATGCGTCACCGCGTTGTCTCATTCGAAACCGCATCCCGGAACGGCGAACCATTTGAGCAGTTCATTAGCGTGGAGGGAATACCTAACGTATCGCGTCAGAAATGCAGTGACTATCTGAAGACGCAAACCATCCGATCATGGATGCGTGCTGTCGGCCTTGCTCGCCGGGGATGGTCGGCAAAAACGGCAATTGGTATGCGTGCTGATGAGCCAGAACGCGCCAGCATGGAGAAGGCATCTACCAAACGTTATAACCTGGTCTATCCGCTTTGCCATTGGGGCGGATTCGATAAGCAGGATGTGAACGACTTCTGGGATGCTATGCCGTTCAAACTCAATATCCCACCACACCACGGAAATTGCCTGACCTGTTTCAAGAAGAGTGATGCGAAACTTTACCTGATAGCTCATGAGCACCCTGAGTGGTTCTCCTGGAATCGCGATATGGAAGAGAAATACGGGATGGTTAAAGCAGTTGCTGGACATACCTGGTGGCGTAGAAAGCGGGATACAGACCAGTTAATTAATGATGCAAACCTCGAAGACCGTCAGCGGCTGATTTACCTGACAAACACAAACCCTGATGACGGTGACGGATGCACATCTTCATGTGAGCCGTTCCAGGGCGATGACCTGGCAGAAGATGAATTCGACGACAAGATTGAAGGGAGTGCAGCATGACTGATATCACCGAACTGGCGCAGCGGAACGAATTGCTGATTGCAAACGGGCAGCAGACAGCCGACCTGCTACGCCACCTGGCAGATAACGAAATTGATTCTGACTATTTCGCAGTTGTATCTGAGTGCGAAAGCTACGGGAAAGAAACTGACGCTGAGTTATCAATCACGGAGTTTGCCCTCCGTGCCGCTGGCTACGTTGACGCGCTGGTAGAGGCGCTGGAGAAGGCGCAGCAGCGCAACGCAGAACTTGAAGCGCAAAACGACTATTTCGCCTCCCTTGTCGCAATGGCGCGGGTATCAGCAGATAAGGCGATACGGTAGTTTCCACAGCCCAATTACGTTCTCCTTAAAGTCGCCGAGGAGGCGGGTGAGGTCGTGCAGGCTGGCGTTCATTATGCTGAAAACAGGATGGAATGGGGGAAGGTAGAGGGTGAGATTGTCCAATTGCTGGCAATGCTCATCCGCCTGGTAACGGAAGGTGATCAGGTTAATGGCATTACGCCGCCCGCGTTATGTTCCGCTGGCATCAAGGTGGAGGTTGAGTGATGGCTATCACTGAAGGATTCTGCGCGGACCTCTACTGCGACTGTGATGGTTGTCAGTCAGGGAAAATCTATCCGCAGGCGCAGGCGGATTTTATTGGCCGGAATATGACCGACATTTCTCAGCAGGCGCGAAAAGCTGGCTGGCGCATAAGCAAGGACCGCCAGCGCTGCTATGCGCCGGGCCACAAAATTTCACGGGGAGCCAACCAATGACCAGCAAATTAACCAGAGAGCAGCTGGAAGAATGGGTTGCACAATTTGATGAAGATGGCGGCTGTGATGCCACTGACATGCAATTAGAGGCTCTCATTCGTCAATCGCTGGCCGCAATGGACAGCGAGCCGGTTGAGATGCCTCTCGACTACCTGCAGGGACACAAAGACGGTCTGGAATGGGCCGCCCAACTGGCAGAAGCCAATCACCCTGAAACAGGAGACTGGCTGTACGATGACCCTATCGAACTGGCAAAAGCTATTCGCAAAGGTCCAGATATGCCGCCAGTGCAGCCGGTAGCGGACAGCGAGCCGGATCGCAATCCTGTGCTGGCGTATGCCGACAGTTATCGTGATATGGCGAAACAAGGCGTCGAGTCAGTCCCAATATGGAGCGTCATTACCGACCTCGAGCGAAACATTGCTCCGCTCTATCGCCACGCGCAGCCAGCGCCGGTAGTGCAATGCCCGTACCCGTGTGGCTGGGATAATCTGAATAAACTAGCCATTCAGGATGCTGCGCTTGTTGCTCGTGGCTTAGTCGAAGGTGAGCCAACTACTGAGGCGCAACGTCAGGCCGCCATATCGAACAATGACCGCCTGCTGAAAATTATTTCCGCCTGCCGCGCCGCCATGCTCCAGGAAGAACCTGTAACGACGGCTAACAAGTTGGGCAACTCTCCTTTAATTCCGGATGGTTACGTGATGGTGCCGAAGGAGCCAACAGAGTCAATGCTAAACGCTTGGTTATCAGAGGTCGCTAATTGGCGCGGTCACGTTGCTGGTTATAAAGCCATGCTCGCAGCCGCCCCGCAGGAGGTGAAGTGATGTCGAAGCTAACTTTCGTCGTTGAGTTCGAAGATGGCAAAGAGCCGCCGGTACACGCACACATGGAAGTGTTCGGCGGGAAGGTGGTTGCAGTGGCGTTCCGTGACGCGCTGGAAGAACCGGAAGAGGATGAAGACTGATGCCTAAATCCCCCGCTGAACGCAAAGCCGCGCAGCGCGCGCGGCAGTCCGCCGCCGGTGAGCGCAAAATTGAACTGGTGCTGGATGAGCAGGAGCAGGAGATGCTGGCGCGTAACTGCGCCGCCCTGGTCGCGATCCCTACGAGATGGCCGAGTACATCGCGTTACTGATCCGACAGGATGACGCCCGGGTGCGCGGCCGGATTAACGCCATCAGCAAACGCCGCTGCGGCAAGTGCGGCGATCAACTGCCGGTGGCATCCTGCCCTTGCGCTGGTGACTCTCAGTGCTGGGCCACTCTTGGCTGGCACGAAACAAAACTATCGCTGTGACATGTCACGTAATATTGACTAAACCCTCGCATGATTATACTGTTTATATATACAGTATTTTTATGTGAGGTTCATCATGGGCTTTCCATCACCTGCCGCAGACTACGTTGAGCAAACGCTAACCGTTTCCCGCCTTTGTCAGTATGACGCCAACTGTCGCGCCCTGGAGACTGCCGCCGGTTATGCCATCGTCGATGTCTGCCGCCGGCCAAAGCAGGGTGATCATGTTCTTATCGCATATGCCGGGAAAACTGAATTCGCTGTTGTCCGCGGGCAGGCGCTGATCACTGATGATGGTGAGGCGCTGGAAGGGGAAGCCCTGGACGATGTTGAAGTGCGGGGTGTCGTTACCTACCTGATAAACCGGGCCGGGTGGGTGAGTGATGATGATATTCCGATCATGTAACATCGCTGGTGGCATGGTATTATTACCGAAAGGGTGATTATTTTCGGGGTGTTTACCATGCCAAAGGATCCGAAGCGCAAATCAACTCAGTACAAACCGTTGACGGTGATGCAGGAAGCCTACGCCCAGGAGTATGTGAAATGCCCTGAAAATCAGACGCAGGCGGCCATCAATGCCGGGTTCTCCCCGAAGTCTGCCCACGTCAAAGCCAGCACGATGATGCGTGATGAGCGTATCCAGAAACGAATCGCTGAGCTGATGGAAGAGCGCAACAAGCGCCTGCGCGTAAGCGCCGATTACGTGCTGCTGCGCCTGGTGGAAATCGACCAGATGGACGTGCTGGATATCCTGAACGATGACGGCAGCCTGAAGCCTATCCGCGAGTGGCCGAAAATCTGGCGAACCACGCTAAGCGGGTTTGACCTGTCCTCAACCATCATGAACATGGATGAGACCTCGATAGAGACCATCCTCAAGAAAATCAAATGGCCCGATAAGGTGAAGAACCTCGAGCTGATTGGTAAGCACGTTGACGTGATGGCATTCAAAGAGCGCATGGAAGTTAACGTGAACGTCACCATTGCCGACCGCATGGCCGCCGCCCGGCGCCGCCTGAGAGAGCGCCAGGGTGGTGACCAGTGACAGACGCCGCTTTATCCCCGGAAGAACAGCTGATCGACGATATCGCCAGCTTCACCCATGACCCGCTTGGCTATGCGCTGTATGCGTTCCCGTGGGGTGAGGATGGCACCGAACTGGCGCACGCCTCCGGGCCGCGACAGTGGCAGGCTGACACATTCCGCGAGATAGGCGAGCACCTGCAGAATCCCGCGACTCGTCACCAGCCGCTGATGATTTCCCGCGCATCCGGCCACGGCATCGGAAAATCTGCGTTCATCTCGATGCTGATTAACTGGGCCATGTCCACCTGTGAAGATTGCAAGGTGGTGGTGACCGCTAACACCGACAACCAACTGCGCACGAAGACCTGGCCGGAAATCATCAAATGGTCGAACCTGGCTATCACGAAAGAGTGGTTCACCTGCACCGCCACGGCGATGTACAGCAACGATCCCGGCCACGACAAACGCTGGCGCGCTGACGCTATCCCATGGTCTGAGCACAACACCGAGGCATTTGCTGGCCTGCACAACGAGCGTAAGCGTATCGTTGTGGTGTTCGACGAGGCATCCAACATCGCGGATCTGGTCTGGGAGGTTGCCGAGGGAGCGCTGACGGACGAAGACACCGAAATCATCTGGGTGGCGTTCGGTAACCCTACGCGCAACACCGGGCGGTTCCGGGAGTGCTTCCGCAAATACAAGCACCGCTGGAAGTGCGCGCAAATCGACAGCCGCACCGTCGAAGGCACCAACAAGCAGCAGCTGCAGAAATGGGTGGACGACTACGGCGAGGACAGCGACTTTGTGAAGGTCCGTGTGCGGGGGATCTTCCCGGACGCCTCAGAACTGCAGTTTATCCCAACCGGGCTTACCGATGAGGCGATGAAGCGCGTGGTTACCGCTGCGCAGGTGGCCCATGCCCCGCGGATAATCGGCGTCGACCCGGCATATTCCGGCGTGGATGATGCAGTGATTTATCTCCGCCAGGGGCTGCACAGCAAAGTGCTGTGGACCGGCAACAAGACCACCGACGATCTGATTATGGCGAAGCGTATCGCCGACTTTGAGGACCAGTACCAGGCTGACGCGGTGTTTATCGACTTCGGTTACGGCACCGGGCTGAAGTCCATCGGTGACGGCTGGGGACGTACCTGGCAGCTAGTGCCGTTCGGCGGCGCATCGGCAGATCCTCAGATGCTGAATAAGCGCGGAGAGATGTTCAACGCCTGCAAGACGTGGCTCAAGCTCGGCGGCGCGCTGGACGACCAGGAGACGGCGGACGACCTGTCCGCAGCAGAGTACAAGGTGAGGGTGGACGGTAAGATCGTCATGGAGCCGAAAGAGGATATCAAAGAGCGTCTGGGCCGGTCGCCGGGCAAGGGTGATGCGCTGCTTCTGACATTCGCCTATCCAGTGACGAAGCGTTCAGATTTCCCTGCTGCCGGCGGAAAGCAGCCCAACGTGATCAGCGAGTACGACCCGTGGGCTTAATCCTTTCTGTTTTTGTTATCTTTGATAATATATTTTTTATTTATCTCATCATTTTTTAAGAGTGAATTGTCAATTTTTGTTTTGATGCTGTCATATAGATCTAACGGTTGCAAAGGAGCCGATTGCTGTCGATTGTGCTGTGATGCAATATCAAGATTGAATTGTGCCAATAAAGATTCTCTTGAGTTTTCAAGCTGGCTAATGCGCTCATTCTTCTCAGTGATAATTGAATTTGCGTCCTCAATATTTGATTTAAGATTTTGAATTTCTTTATTTAAAAAATTTATTTTTTTACGTAACTCGTCTCGTTCACTGGTAAGCTCGCCCATTCTTGCCTGAGATTCAGTTATTTGTTCTTTCATTGATTGGATATCTTTTTCAGCGCCAGTTTTAACTCTGTCGTAAGTCACGTCATGCTTGGCCTTCAGGCGCTGCAATCGCGTGGAGCGTTGAATCATGCGCGCCTGTTTGAAATTCTCAATTGAATCTGCATTGTCAAGAGGCTTGCTTTGCCATTTCGTTATAGCATTATTAACCCATGGTAAACCAACACATAAAACAAGTGACGAGAATGCAGGTAAAATAATTACGCTCCACCAACTGCTATTTTGAGAAATATATTCTATTTTGTAATAAATTCCGTTATCAGCAAAAAACAAATAAAGTATTTGCTTCCAGTTAAATGCGCACCATGAAATTGCGAAAGCGCCGAATGCAGGGTTCTTAACGCGATTCATTGCTGTGTTGAATGTCGATGTCGTGAATTCTTTAAGTGATTCTAACATGATAAGCCCATATGTTTTTTATGGGAGTATACCGATATGGTAGCGCTCAGTCACCAGGCAAAAAAATGCCCGGACGAACCGGGCGAAACAGGGATGATGGAAAATGCCGTCCATGGCTGGGTGTCACAGGGTTTACAGCATGAAGTCATCGCAATGGCGTCCTGCTGTAAAAAGGGCGGTAACTGCCACCGCCAAACTTGCACTGTAACTACGGGTATCACAGTCCTGAGGTGTGATTCTGGTGCAGCATGCAGGATTCGAACCTGCGACCAACCGCTTAGAAGGCGGTTGCTCTATCCGACTGAGCTAATGCCACAACGAAGAGAGCACTGATTACCACAGTGGACCGCCCGGCGAGGGAGGCGTTGCTTCCGCCAATGCTCTCATCGTTGCATCCTCGTCTCTTCCGAGGTGTCACACCGTACCGCCACGATGGTGAGTCGCTGTCGTGCATGCAGGGCATGGCTTGCACATTCCGGCTACCCGCTGGGCCATGTACCAAGGAGCCCTCGGACCGCTATCGGCGCATGTGCCATACGCCGGATGCTTTCACACCTGGAAGCGCACTCCGCCATCTGAGTAACGACAAAGCCACCAATGGAAGGGAATGGGGTGCGCTTTCATGTTGTGTTTACCAAAAAGGTAATAATTTATCGTCAAAAGGTCAATAGACTACGACAAATAAATCATATGTGGTTAAATTGGTAATAATTTAAACGCGTATGGAGTATCGATATGTGCATTGGCAGCAAGCCTTCAGTACCTGCAGCACCAGAAGTTCAGGCGGCTCCGCAGGAACAGGATCAGGCTGTAGTCGATTCCCGCGATGAAGAAACCAGGCGCCGCCGTGCGGCCGCCGGGCGTAGCTCTACGCTGCTAACCGGGGCGCAGGGTGATACCTCCGCCGCAAATACCAGCGGCAAAACGCTGCTCGGTCAGTAACTGGAGCGCGGCAGATGGCAGCGGAAACCCTGAAAGAGCAACTGCAAAAGCAGCAGGCACAGCTCACTAATGATCGCTCATCGTTCGATCCGCACTGGCGCGAACTGAGCGACTTCATAAATCCGCGTGGCTCCCGCTTCCTGGTCACCGATGTAAACCGGGATGACCGTCGCAATACGAAAATTGTTGACCCCACCGCCACCCTGGCAGCACGCACGCTATCGAGCGGCATGATGTCGGGGATCACTTCTCCTGCGCGCCCGTGGTTCAAGCTGGCAACGCCTGACCCTGACATGATGGACTACGGCCCAGTGAAGCTGTGGCTTGAAGTCGTTCAGCGCCGCATGAACGAAGTGTTCAACAAATCCAATATCTACCAGTCACTGCCTCTGCTTTACGCCAGCCTGGGGAATTACAGCACCGGCGCTATGGCTGTTCTGGAAGATGACAGCGACGTTATCCGCACGATGATGTTTCCGATCGGCAGTTACTACATGGCGAACTCTGCGCGCGGCAGCGTAGATACCTGTTTCCGTAAGTTCTCCATGACGGTGCGCCAGCTGGTAATGGAGTTTGGCCTCAATAACGTCAGCGATTCAGTGAAGGGCATGTGGGATTCCGGCAACTATGAAAGCTGGATCGAAGTTATTCATGCCGTTTATCCGAACATCGACCGCGATACCGCCAAGCTCAACAGCAAAAATAAGCCGGTCAAATCGGTTTATTACGAGGTTGGAGGCGACAGCGATAAGTTGCTGCGTGAGTCTGGTTTCGATGAATTCCCGATTATGGCGCCGCGCTGGGAAGTGAACGGCGAGGACGTATACGGCTCATCCTGCCCGGGCATGATCGCTCTTGGTCAGGTTAAGGCTCTGCAGCTTGAGCAAAAGCGCAAAAGCCAGCTGATCGACAAGGCCACCAACCCGCCGATGGTTGGTCCGTCATCACTCCGCAACCAGCGCGTTTCCCTTTTGCCTGGAGATATCACCTATATCGATCAGGTCACCGGCCAGGATGGTTTCAAGCCTGCCTATCTGGTTAACCCGAATACCGCCGACCTGCTCGCCGATATCCAGGATACCCGGCAGATCATCAACAGCGCCTACTTTGTCGACCTCTTCATGATGTTGCAGAACATCAATACCCGCTCGATGCCGGTTGAAGCAGTGATCGAGATGAAAGAAGAGAAGCTGTTGATGCTTGGTCCTGTTCTTGAGCGCCTGAACGACGAATGCCTGAACCCGCTTATCGATCGCACCTTCTCCATCATGGCGAGAAAAAACCTTCTCCCGCAGCCGCCTGACGTCCTACAGGGTATGCCGCTGCGCATCGAGTACATCTCTGTGATGGCGCAGGCACAGAAATCTATAGGCCTGTCCAGCCTGTCATCCACCGTTGGCTTCATTGGCCAGCTGGCACAGGCCAAGCCGGAAGCGCTGGACAAACTCAACGTGGATCAGGCCATCGATGCATTCGCGGAGATGTCCGGTGTCTCGCCGACAGTCATCGTTCCACAGGAACAGGTTGAGCAGGTTCGCGAGCAGCGCGCTCAGCAGCAGCAACAGCAGCAAATGGTGGCTATGGGCATGGCTGCCGCTCAGGGTGCCAAGACTCTCAGCGAAGCGCAGACGGCGGATCCCAGCGTATTGACAGCTCTTTCTAACGCAGCAGGTGCTCCTGCAGGTGGCCAGCAATGACAGATTTTGATGATGACCAGTTGGCTGCTGAATCGGCACGAGAGAAGGAAATCCTTCAACAGCGTGACATTGAAGATATCCGTTTCGTCATGGGTAGCGAGCAGGGCCGCCGGGTGATCTGGGGGGTACTGGAGCAGGGCAAGGTGTTTTCTGCCTGCTTTGCCGGTGATCCGCAAGTGACTGCTTTCAACGAGGGGCAGCGCAACCTGGCGCTGGCAGTGTTCCAGCGCGTCATGGCGCACTGCCCTGAACAGTATCTGAAGATGGCCGCAGAGGCTAATGGGGTAATCAAATGACTCAGATCCAAAAACAGCGCGTAGTCCGATTCGATGGCAATAAGCAGATCGTTGAAGTTCCCGATCCGGCGCCGGCAGTAATTGGCGCTCCGACCACGACAGATTACGGCGGTGTGAAGCTTGGCGCGGCGATTGCGGCTCCGGCTGCAATGACGGCAACCGCTGACACCAACTCTTCAGCATCAGACGTTGCTGGTCTTGTCACTGACCACAATGACCTGGTCGCCAAATACAACGCGCTGCTGACAGATACCACTGCACTGCGCACCACTCTTGCCGCAGTTCTGGCGCAACTCAAAGCCAAAACGATCCCGGTTTAAGGAGATAACCAATGAACTTATTTGATCGTCTGCTGTATCGCCGCCTTTGCAATGAGCAGCCTGCCGACGGTGGCGCTGCACCGGCGCCGTCTGAGCCAGCTGCACCTGTTGCCGATGCTCCAGCACCAGAAGTTGACCAGGAAAAACCAGAAGTCGATAAGCAACAGCCTGGTGCTGAAGGTGACAAACCTCAGCACGACAAACCAGCTGATGGTGAAAAGCCAAAGGATAAGCCTGCTGAAGAAAAAGAGCAGAAGCAGGAAGGCGCGCCGGAGAAATACGAATTCCAGGCAGGTGAAGGCGTCGAGCTGGACGTTGAAGCACTGAAGGACTTCGAGCCGGTAGCGCGCGAGCTGAACCTGACCAATGAGCAGGCGCAGAAGCTGGTGGATGCATACCCGAAAATTCTGGCCGGTGTGCAGCAGCGTCAGGCAGATGCATGGCAGGCACAAACTGAAGAGTGGGCAGCAACTGTGAAGGCCGATAAAGAAATCGGCGGCGATAAGTTGACAGCCAACCTCGGCGTTGCTCAGCGCGCTTTGGATACCTTCGGTACGCCGGAGTTGAAGGAATATCTGAACGGCACAGGGCTGGGTAATCACCCGGAGTTGGTGAAAGCGTTCATCAAAGTAGGCAAGGCCATGTCGGAAGACGGCATGGTGACAGGTAAAGAGGGCGGTCAGCGTAGTGCGGCCGAAGTGCTTTATGGCAAATAAGAGAGGATATAACCATGGCTGTTAAAGGCATTACTGCGCTGACGCTGGCTGACTGGGGTAAGCGCATCGACCCGAACGGGAAAATCGATAAAATTATCGAACTCCTTTCCCAAACCAACCCGATCCTGCAGGACATGCTAATCGTTGAAGGCAACCTGCCTACCGGTCATCGTACGACCATTCGCTCTGGTCTGCCGTCGGCGACCTGGCGTCTGCTCAACTACGGCGTACAGCCGAGCAAATCGACCACTGTGCAGGTTACCGATGGCATTGGCATGCTGGAAACTTATGCGGAGATTGATAAATCTCTGGCAGATCTGAACGGAAATACCGCTGAATTCCGACTGTCAGAAGATCGCGCATTTATTGAAGCGATGAATCAGCAGATGGCTCAAACGCTTTTTTATGGCGACACCAGCGTTAACCCGCAGCAGTTCATGGGCCTGTCCTCTCGTTACTCCGACCTGACGGCTACCAACGCGCAAAACATTATCGACGCCGGCGGTACTGGCACCGATAACACTTCAATCTGGCTCATTGTATGGGGCGAAAACACCGTTCACGGTATCTTCCCGAAAGGCCAGAAAGCAGGTCTGCAGATGGAAGATAAAGGTCAGCAGACTCTGAAAGATGCCAACGGCGGCCAGTATGAAGGCTACCGCACCCACTATAAGTGGGATAACGGCCTGTGCCTGCGCGACTGGCGCTACGTTGTGCGCATCGCGAACATCGATATCAGCGACCTGTCCGATCCTGCTGCGGCGGCGAACATCGCCAAGCTCATGGTGAAAGCGCTGCATCGCATCCCTAACCGTGGCATGGGGCGCCCGGTGTTCTACATGAACCGCACCGTTGCCCAGGCTCTTGACCTGCAATCTCTGGAGAAATCCTCTCTGGCGATTAGCGTCAAAGAGACTGAAGGCGAATGGTGGACCAGCTTCCGTGGCGTTCCGATTCGCGAAACCGATGCGCTTCTGGAAACTGAAGCTCGCGTGGTTTAACCCCTGACTATAACCAGCGGCCCGGTAACGGGCTGCTAAATGGAGAAATGAAGATGATTCTCGACAAACTGTTGATGTTCTCCGAAGCGCAGGCGGTTACGGCTACTGCTGCTTCTACTGATGTGATTGACCTGGCGCCTGTCGACGGCACCCGCCGTGATATCGGCGTTGGTTATCCGCTGGAATTCTGGGCTCTCGTTAACACCACGGCTACCGCTTCTGGCGCCGCTACCGTCAACGTGCAGTTGCAGACCAGCCCGGACAACAGCACCTGGACGACCATTTATGACAGCGGTGCCCTGGCTCTGGCAGCGCTTAAAGCTGGTAAGCGCGTTGTGTCGGCGAAGGTACCGGCGGGCGTTCAGCGCTATCTGCGTGTGAACTACTCAGTAGCCACCGGCCCGCTGACTGCTGGCGCGTTCACCTCCGGTATCAACCTGGACGTTGATGCGAATACCCCGTACCCGACCCGCTCTAAAGTGACCGGCTAAGGAGGTATCGATGTCAGCAGAAAAAGCAAAATACCGCGTGCTGCGTCTGTCCCATATCCATAACAACCTCTGGCCGGAGGGTTCAGAGATTGAGTATGACGGGGTGCCTGGCTCAGCGCTGGAGCCGCTGAACGAAGCGGCAAAGGAAGCAAAGGAGAAGGCAACGCAAAAGGTTGTGGCTCCCGCCGTCGTTAAACCTGAGTCGCTGAACGAAGGCGGTGGTGGCGATGACGAGCTGGATAAGCTCCGCGAAGAGTACGAGCTGCTCTTTAACGAGAAGCCTCATCACAACACCAAAGCCGAAACGCTGCGCGAGAAGATCGCCGAAAAGCGAAAAGATTTAGGCGTCTGAGCCTCAGAATAAACCAGGGGGCTTCGGCCCCTTTCTTGTAGGAGCGTTCTATGGAAATGGTCAATCTCAAAACCGGCACCGACAGCTACCAGGATGAAAGCGGCGAGACCAAAACCCGTGACGAATATCCGTGGGGGCTGTGCATCACGCTGAACAATGACACCCTGAATAAGCTGAAAGCCCCGCCGCAGAATGTAGGCACTGAGGTGATGATCACCGCAAAAGCAGTGATTAAGGGTATCTCGGCGCGTGAAGGCGACGATGGCACTTTCCGCAGCGCGGATCTGCAAATCACCGATATGGCGCTGGCACCTGTTTCAGGTGAGGCGCCGAAGACGGCAGCGCAGACGCTTTACGGTGAAGGGGGCGAGTAATGGCCTCTGTCATTGAGATCTGCAACCGGGCGCTGAGCAACATCGGTAATAACCGGAGCATCAACAGTCTGGAAGAAGCCAGCAAAGAAGCCGGGCAATGCTCCCTGTATTACGAGTCGATTCGCGATGCTGTCCTGGCCGATTTTGACTGGAATTTTGCGACCAAGAATATCGCGCTGGCTGACACCAACAACCCGCCGCAGGACTGGGATTATGCGTATACCTATCCCACTGACTGCCTCCGTATTATTGAGATCCCGCTGCCTGGCGTACGATATCCGACGGCTGCTATGCGCGTGCAGTATGTGGTCGGCGCGGATAGTGCCGGCACGGGGCGACTGATTTACACCGATCTGCCGCAGGCCTGGCTTCGGTATGTTGCCCGCATCACCGACGTGAACATGTTCGATTCCATCTTCCAGGAGGCTCTATCCTGGCGCCTGGCCGCGGCTATTAACATGGTTCTCACGGGTAATGCCGACCTCGGCAATAATGCCCTGAGCATGTATAGCCGGATCATCCTCAGTGCTGGCTCTCACAGCATGAACGAATCGCAGGAACCGCAAATGCCTGACGATCCGTTTACCGTAGCGAGGATGTGCTGATGGCTGTTAGCTGGATACAACCGAGCTTCTCAGGTGGCGAAATTGCTCCATCGCTCTATGGCCGCATCGATATGGCGAAGTACCAGGTGGCGCTGCGCAAGTGCGATAACTTTATTGTGCGGCAGTATGGCGGGGTAGAGAACCGCCCGGGCACGCAGTTCATCGCCGCGGCGAAATACCCGGATCGCAAATGTCGCCTGATACCTTTCCAGTTTTCGACGGTGCAGACCTATGCGCTGGAGTTTGGTCACAATTACATGCGCGTCATCAAAGACGGCGGCCTGGTGCTTACCACCGGCGATGTGATTTATGAGCTGGCGACGCCTTATGCTGACAGTGATGTTTTCGGCCTGAAATTCACCCAAAGCGCCGACGTGATGACGATCGTGCATCCTTCCTATCCGCCTAAAGAATTGCGCCGTTACGCGCATGACAACTGGCAGATCGTCGATGTGCAGACAACTAACGGCCCTTTTGAGGATATCAACGTCGACGAGTCCAAAACTGTCTGGGCCAGCGCCACAACCGGGACAATCACGCTTACCGCGAGCTCTGCAATATTCGGCGCCGAGCAGGTCGGAAAGCTGTTCTACCTTGAGCAGCCAGCCGTTGACTCTGTACCGGTATGGGAAACAAGCAAGAGCACATCGATCGAGGATATCCGGCGCGCCGACAGCAACTACTATCGCGCCAATACCGAAGGAAAAACCGGGACGTTACGCCCATCACACACCGAAGGTATGGCGTGGGATGGCTGGGGCGGTACCGGCGATGATGATACAGGCGTGCAGTGGGAATACCTGCATAGTGGGTTTGGCATTGTGCGGATCACTGCTGTCGCAGGTGACGGGCTGACTGCAACCGCTGATGTGGTTTCTCGTATCCCTGAGAACGTTGTCGGTGCTGACAAGGCCAGCTACAAATGGGCGCGCTACGCGTGGAACAGCGTTAATGGCTATCCGGCGACAGTCGTCTACTACCAGCAGAGGCTGTACTTCGCTGCATCCCCTGCGTATCCGCAAACCATCTGGGCCAGCCGTACCGGTGACTATAAAGACTTCGGCAAGAGTAACCCGACGCAGGACGATGACAGGATCGTTTATACCTACGCTGGCCGGCAGGTTAACGAAATTCGCCACCTTATCGATGTCGGATCGCTTGTTGTTCTGACCTCCGGCGGTGAGTTTGTTGTGACCGGTGACCAGAATAAAGTGCTTACGCCTTCTGCATTCTCCCTGAGTTCTCAGGGCTCAAACGGCTGCAGCGATGTACCTCCTATAGCGGTTTCGAATATCGCGCTCTTTATCCAGGAGAAGGGCAGCGTTGTGCGGGATCTGGCCTACTCGTTTGATGTGGATGGATTCCAGGGCAACGACCTGACAATCCTTGCTAATCACCTTTTCCAGAAGCGCAGCATTGTCGACTGGGCGTTTTGTATTGTCCCGTTCTCCAGCGCGTTCTGCGTGCGTGACGATGGAAAATTGCTGGTGCTGACCTATCTGCGTGATCAGCAGGTTTTCGCCTGGTCTCCGCAATCCAGCGCCGGGAAATATGAGAGCACTTGCGGTATCAGTGAAGGCAGCGAGGATGCGATCTATTTCGTGGTTAACCGCACCATCAACGGCCAGACGAAACGCTATATCGAGAGGCTGGCAAGCCGCCAGTTCACCGATGACCTTGACGCTTTCTTTGTCGACAGCGGACTGACCTATGACGGACGCAACACCGGCAGCCGGGCGGCGACTATCGGCGGTGGAAGCGGGGACTGGAGTTATCAGGTGCCGTATACCCTGACGATGAGCGGGGCCAGCTATTTTACCGCGGGAGACGTCGGCGCACAGATCCAGTTCCCCTACACTGGAACCGATCCTGAAGATGGTAGCGCCGTCGCCATGCAACTGCGTTGCGACATTATTTCGGTGGAAAGCGGTAACTCGGTAACCGTGACGGCAAACCGGAATATTCCTCCTGTCCTGCGCAATACCGCCACCACTAACTGGTACATGGCCCGCCAGACATTTGCCGGACTCGATCACCTCGAGGGGCAGACCGTCAATATCCTGTCTGACGCCAGCGTAGAGCCGCAGAAAGTCGTCACCGGAGGCGTCGTTACGCTGGAGAAACCCGGCGCCGTGGTCCACATCGGCCTGCCGATTAACGCCCAGTTTGAAACCCTGGACATCAATATTAACGGGCAGGAGACGCTGCTCGATAAGAAACAGTTGATCAATACCGTGACGCTGGTGGTCAACGCCAGCCGCGGCATCTGGGCATCAACTCCAGGCGGCCAGTGGTACGAATACCCCCAGCGCGAGTTTGAGTTTTACGACGATCCGGTTGATGACGCCACAGGCAAAGTAGAGGTCAAGCTCGACAGCAACTGGGATAAAAATGGGCGGGTAAAAATCCGTCAGACTGACCCGCTGCCGCTTTCTGTACTGGCGGTGATCCCCCGCATTACCGTGGGAGGCTTTTAATGATTAACGCTCAGATAGTCCCGGCCTCCGCAGAGCACATCGCTGAAATTATCCCCCGCGTGCGCCTGGCAGACATCGAAGAGTTTGCCGCCACGAATGGCTGGAGTGCTGCCCGTGTTCTGGAATGTGGTCTTCGCACCTCAACCTTCTGCTGTGCAGGATTGATAAACGGCCGCGTTGTCACCGTATTTGGCGTGGCGCCTGCTTCAATGATTGGCGGCAGCGGGATCCCCTGGCTTGTCGGCACGGATGATCTGGAGCGCTATCAGCGCACATTTCTGCGCCGTTGCCGGAAGGTGGTTGCTGCAATGCTGTCCGTCTATCCGTATCTCGAAAATTATGTCGATGCCCGTAACCACGTCGCAAAAGCGTGGCTGCACTGGCTCGGTTTTACCCTGGAAGACCCGGCGCCGTATGGTGTGCTCGGCCTGCCGTTTCACCGCTTTTACATGGAGAAAAACTGATGTGTGATCCGACTATCGCCGCGGGCGCGACTTTAGCGCTCAGCGGCCTGTCTGCATATAACCAGTATCAGCAGGGTAAATATACTGCCGCGGTTGCTCAGCAGAATGCTGATGTCGCAACTGCCCAGGCTAATGACGCCATAAATCGCGGTAACGCGGAGGCTGATCAGCGTCGTCGTGAGACCCGGCAGCGGCAGGGCACGCAGGCGGCAATAATGGGCGCAACTGGTGCTGATATGAGCTCAGGATCTGCGCTGGATATATTCGGAGATACGGCGCAGTTTGGCGCACTGGATGCTTTGACGACCGTCAATAATGCTCAGCGAGAAGCATACGGATATCAGACGCAGGCGGCTAACTATGAAGCGCAGGCCAGCGCTGCTAAAAGCTCAGGAACTATCGGCGCGGCGACAACGCTGCTTACTGCGCCGCTGAAAGCCTATGGCGCTTATCAGTCATTCGGCGGAACCTGGAACCCGTTCACGCAGAGCAAAGCCGCACCAATTTCTGCTGCCGTCGGCACGCCTACCGGTCGATAAGGAGAGAACTATGCCAGTTGTACCAACAGTCGCCGGGCGTCAGGTTGAAAGCCGCGGCGTGCAGACCGGAGGTTTTCAGGCCGTCGCTCAACCAAACGCCGGCGATGCGCTGCTGAGCGCAGGAAGCCAGGCGCTTGACGTGTTCGGCCAGGCTAAACAGCGCGCTGATGTCGCTATGGCTCAGGATGCATCGCTGCAACTGACACAGACCGCAAGCGATCTGATGACCAACCCGCAGAATGGCCTGCTTAACCTGCAGGGTAAAAATGCCCTCGGCAAGGGGCAGGAATACACCCAGCTCTTTGACGCAAAGGCTCAGGAGCTGGCGATGCAGTTGCCGGAGTCGGCGCGCCAGGGATTCCTGCAGCAGGCTCAGCAGCAGCGCATCCAGTTTACGTCTCAGGCTGGCCGGCATGAGATAGGGCAGCTCAATGCGTATGAAGAGGGGCAGTTCCAGGCGACGCTTACCACCGGCGCCAAAACCGCTTCGGCGATGTACGGCGATAACGCCAACTATGTGCTGGCTAATCAGCAGGCGTTTCAGCAAATAGAAAGCTTCGGCGCCGCACACGGCTGGAGCCCTGAACAGATACAAGCCAAAAAGGTAGAATTCAAAGAGAAGGTCGCAGATAGCGCTCTTTCTCAGTGGTCGGCAGATAATGCGATCGGCTTCATTCAGAGCAATGGTGAGCTGAGCGACACGGTAGCCGGTTCACGCCGGGCTGTGGCTGGCGGCGGTGAGTCAGCTGCTGATGGTCCTCGCGGGGTACGAAACAACAACCCGGGAAACCTCGAGGCCAGTTCATCGAACCCATGGATAGGGCAGACTGGTAGTGATGGTAGGTTTGCAAAATTCGAGACACCGGAGCACGGGATTCGCGCGCTGGGACGCAACCTGATTTCATACCAGCGGCAGGGAATTGATACCGTTGGTGAGATCATTAACCGCTGGGCGCCACCATCGGATAACAATGATACGACAGCCTATATCAGGGCGGTTTGCGCGCAGCTCGGCGTCACTGCTGACCAGCCACTAGACGCATCTAACCCCGACACGCTGCAGGCGCTCTGTGCCGCCATCATTAAGCATGAAAACGGCAGTCAGCCATACAGCCAGGATCAGTTGTCCACCGGCGTCAGCGCAGCTCTTGGGCTGGCACAGTTGCCAACCAGCAATAAACGCTACACCGGCAATGCAGCATTCGACGCCGCCACTCCGGAAGCGCAGGCCACTTTCCTGCGCCAGGCTGACCAGATCCGCCGGCAGCAGCAGGCCGAATACAGAACGGCTATCGATAGCCAGGTTCGCGACGCCACCGCGGCCTACATGCGAGGTGTTGAGTTCCCAAACCCGCCAGGGGAAGCTGATTTTATGGCTGCCTACGGAGTGCGGGAGGGAAACCAGCGATACATCGAATTCAGGAATACGCAGATTGCCGGGCAGTACATTGGCTCATTCCGCAACATGCCGACCAGCAGCATCACGGCATACGTCAACCAGTTGAAGCCGACGCCGGAACAGACCGGGGAGGGCTATGCATCGCGAGCCGCTCTTTATGACAATGTTGTCACCGCTGCTAACCAGGTGATTAAACAGCGTCAGGCCGATCCTATTCAGTTTTCTCTGTCTTCTGGCCAGAGTAAGCCTATAGACATGACCAACCAAAATAACTTTGGCCAGAGCATTGCGCTGCGTGCATCTCAGGCAGCCGAACTGTCAAAATCATACGGCACGCCATTAACTTTTTTTTCTAAAGAAGAGGCCGGCCAGATCGGGACTTTCTTCCGCGATGCCCCAGTGTCGCAACAGTCTGCATACCTCGACACCATCAGGCAGAGCACCGGCGGCGGGCAGGTCTATATGGCTGCATTGCAACAAATTAGCACCAACGCACCATCAGCCGCTGTAGCAGGGATCTTGATGGACAAGCCTGGAGGTATTGTTGCTGAAAAAAGCTGGTTCAGTTCAGACGTTAATGTATCCCCGGAAACAGCAGCACAAACTATTCTCTCAGGTGCGGCAGCAAGAAAGGGAACCAAGGATGTCAAAGGCATTGCAATGCCAAAAGATTCTGAATTGATGCCAGATTTTACTGGCATTGTAAAAGATGCTTTTGCTGGTGATGCCAATGGTGCATCAATGGCCTATGACATCGCCAAAGACTACTACGCCGGGGTTATGGAAAAAAAAGGAACTATATCTGGAGATTACGATAAAACAGTATGGCAGCAGGCTGTTAACGTAGCGACGGGCGGAGTACATGACTATAACGGCATGGGAAGCGTGCTGTTGCCGTGGGGGATGTCAGCAGATCAATTTGATAAACAGGTTGATCAGGCATGGAAATCCCAGGTTATCGATGCCGGCATTAAAGCGCCACCAGGCCAGTATGGTTTGCAGAGTTATGGCGACAGTCAGTATCTCGTGAAACTTGGTACCGGATACCTTCTGAAACAGGACGGAACACCGGTAGTTATCGATCTCACGCAGCAGCGGCAGCGCTTCTCTGGAGATATCCCTCAATGAGTTACTTCGGACTTAACCCGGTAAACCAGAATCAACAACTGGATGATGCAGCTTCAAATCCTGCTGGATTCAACAGTGATGTGGGTTTCTTCGATAATGCAGCCGGCGCTGGCCTGTCTGGTCTCTATTCTGGTCTGGTGGCTAAACCAGATCAGTTACTCTGGGCAGGAATGGACAAGCTGGTTTCACCTATCGCCAAATTCGTAAACGAAAACACCTCAGTAAACGATACGTCTGCGGAATACATTGCCGAGCAAAGAAAACTGGCACAGCAGCAAGTTAAGCGCCTGACACCAGACGCGGCCACTACAGGAACAGCTGGGCAGATCCTGCATGGACTGTTCGATATGGGTGGGCAGGCTGTAGTTGGTTCACTACTTGCTGGCCCTGCCGGCGGTGCGGCGGCAGTGACATCCCTGCAGGGGTTTTCAGAGTATGAGCGCCTTACTGCGCAGGGCGTAGATTTCAGGACAGCGCAGGAAGCAGGACTGGTGCAGGGCATCACTGCTGGTGCAGGAACCCTAATCCCAATGAGCCTTGGCTTGCGTGCTGGTGGCGCATTAGCGGAAGGGGTTGGCGCACAGCTGGCGAGAACTGGTGAAAGTGCAGTACGCAGTGCGGCGGCTACCGCAGCGCGAGCAACTCCTGACATTGCCTATGCAGCTGGAACTAACATCGCCTTTGGCATGGCTCAGCGCGGGTTGACTGCGCAGACGCTGCGTGATGGTGGCTATACCGAGATGGCTAATCAGTACGATGTATTTGATCGCCAGGCCATAGCTATTGACGCAGTGCTCGGTGTCGCTTTCGGCGGTATAGGCCGCTTTATTAATGCCAGAGGTGAATCGGTAAATACACCAGAGTTCGCGCCAGAAGATGTGGACGCGGCCCTTTCTGCCAACGCCGCACATCATGCTGAGATCGATGTAGCTCCAGGCGTACCGGTCAACGTTCTTTCACGGGATGCTCACATTCAGGCTTTACAGAAAGCCATGAGAGATGTCAGTGAGGGCCGTGCAGTGGATGTTGCCAGTATTGCCGAGCCCGCCTCATTCAGTGATATACCAGGGCGCCGCAGTTTGATTGCGCAGTCCATCGATGAGGTTCTTTTTCAGGCGGATGAAGGTTCTGCGGCGCGTGCAGTTGAGACAAAGATTCTTGAAGAACAGGCAGCACAGGTTTTACCGCGCGGGGATCGTCAGGTTTACCAGTCTGAGATCGCCAACAGTCAGCGCATTATTGATAACCTGACAGAACAGCGTAACCAAATACTTTCTGAAGAGCCTAAGGGAAGCGGAAAGCAACTGGCGCAGTCACGCTCTGATAAGCAATCCAGATTGCGCGACCTTGATCAGCGAATCACCGAGGCACAAGGACGCCTCGAATTCTCCCGTGAAGCGCTGGCACCGCATGAGCCTGGCGGGGCGATATTTGAGGCGAGGGCAGAACTTGCTCGCCGCCAGCAGGCCGAGGCAGATCTGAATGCGCAGGCTCTTTCATTCTATAAAACTGCAGAAGTTCGCAGTGCTGACGAGGCTGCCCCGTTTGATACTGCTGCATCTTTACGCCAGGCAGAGCAGAAACCAACGGCGGAGCAGACCGGTGATATGGATCTTCGCATTGCCGAGGACTCGTTAAACGAATCGCCGGATATGGTGATCACCGTTCTTGATGAAGATGGTAACCCGCAGTCGCGTAGCGCTCGCGAGGTGCTTGATGAAGCCAGCAGAGAAAACGAACAGGCAATTCAGGATTCCAGCCTGTTTGATGTCGCCGTAGCATGTTTCTTGAGAGGATAGTTGAATGAGACAGGAATGTATTCAGGCAGTACAGCAGGCGGCGCAGAGAACCCTGACAGCCAGAGAAATTCAGAACATTGAGGACCGCATATACCGAAATATGCGGTCGCTGGCGCGTGATGATCCTGCATCATGGCGGCAACTTACCGATGCAGAGCGACTGCGTCGAGCCGGGCAGTTAGCTGCAGACGAACTGCAGCAGGAGGCAGCGCTTAAGAAACGCCGGGTAGCGCTGACTATAGCAGCACGCCAGCGGCTGGATAATTTTATCAATAGCTATCAGGGCGCGGATGGAAAGTTGGGCGCTCTCAATCGCACGATTGCATTCAGCGCAGACGGGAAATCTAATTTCCTGTCAGTAGAATCACGTACGAAAGCAACCCGCGACTATGCTCTTAGCCAGTTGCAGGAAGCCTTCGAAGCCGTGGATCCGCGTTTCTTTGGTTTATTCGAGGATGAGGCCGGAGTACGTGACCTCATTTTTGAGATCCGCGGGCAAAAGACCGGGAATGTCAAAGCCAGTAAGGGCGCAAAAGCCTGGGGTGAAGTCACCGAACTATTGCGGCGCCGATTCAATGATGCGGGTGGTGACATCGGCTACCTGGAAAACTGGGGTATCCCGCAACATCACTCGATGGAAAAAGTTGGCAAGGTATCGAGGGATAAATGGGTGAGCGACGTTATCGGGAAGCTTGACCGCAAATATTATACTCGCGCTGATGGGCAGCTAATGAATGATTCAGAGTTATCAGCGTTCCTTGGTGAAGCTTATAACACTATCGCTACCGGCGGACTGAACAAGCTCAGTGATACAGGAATGCGGATATCTGGTGCGCGCGCTAATCGCGGTAACGCATCGCGACAGATCCACTTTAAAGACGCTGACTCATACCTCCAGTATCAGCAACTTTATGGTGATCGCTCTCTGTGGGAAATCATGGTCGGCCATCTTGAAGGAATCAGTAAAGACATTGCGCTGGTGGAAACCTACGGGCCGAACCCTGATCACGTCTTCCGTTCACTTCTCGATCAGACGAAGTCGGAGACGGCAACGGCTAATCCGAGTAAAACCGGAAGCGTAGAGCGCCAGGCGAACAGCACAGAGAACCTTTACAACTTCATCTCCGGGAAAACTCAGCCGGTAGCTAACCCGCATATTGCGAGATGGTCGGATAACATTCGCAACTGGATGGTGGCCAGCCGCCTTGGTTCAGCGTTGCTCGCTTCTTTCTCTGACCTTGGCACCATGTACTTATCGGCTAAGGTTACCAACCTGCCTATGAACCAGCTATTTCGTAACCAGTTAGAGGCAATGAACCCAGCTAACCGCACGGAGCTTGCCAGGGCGCGCCGAGCCGGGCTGGCAATGGAGTCTCTGCTGGGTAGTGTTAACCGCTGGGCGATGGATAATATGGGCCCGTCGGTATCCAGATGGGCAGCTACAGCTGTTATGCGCGCCAGCGGTCTTACGGCCTGGTCAGATGCGCATAAGCGCGCTTATGGCGTAACTATGATGGGTAGTCTTGGTGATGTCGTCACCAGAACGCCTGATCTGCGCAGCCTCGATGATGCTGATTTTCGCATTCTGAAAAGCAAAGGGATCACCGAGACCGACTGGAGCGTGTGGAAACTGGCACAGCAGGAGGACTGGGGTAAAGGCAATAATACGATGCTGACCCCGGAAAGTATCATGCGAATTCCTGATTCCGCCGTACAGCACCTTGGATCGCCAGAGCGTGTAAAATTCGAGGCTATGCGTAAGCTGCTTGGGGCTGTCACCGAAGAGGTTGATATGGCCGTTATAACTCCTGGTGCACGCGAACAGATGCTGACCGGCTCTGGTATTCAGCGCGGAACATGGAAAGGGGAATTAACCCGCAGCGTATTCCTGTTCAAATCATTCCCGATCTCTGTGGTCATGCGCCACTGGTCGCGTGCTATGGGTATGCCTTCTGCTGGTGGGCGTGCAGCATATATTGCTACATTTATTGCCAGTACGACTATCCTTGGCGCGCTTTCTCAGCAGCTTAACGATATTGCCTCAGGGCGAAATCCACGCGATATGACTGGTGAAGATGCTGCAAAATTCTGGCTCGGTGCGTTGCTTAAAGGCGGTGGTCTTGGTTTATACGGCGATTTTCTACTATCAGATCACACCAGATATGGCAGCGGTGCTTTGGCGTCAATGCTTGGCCCAGTTGCAGGCCTGGTTGATGATGTCATTAAGATCGGACAGGGTATACCCCTCAATGCTGTGGAAGGAAAAAATGAGCAAACTGGAGGTGATCTGGTTAAGCTTGGCAAAGGCCTGACGCCTGGTGCTAATATCTGGTATCTGAAGGCAGCGCTTGACCATATGATATTTAACCAGATGCAGGAGTATTTCTCCCCTGGCTATCTGCGTAAGATGGAGCAGCGTTCGAAGAAAGAATTTAACCAAACATACTGGTGGCGACCGCAGGACGTTACGCCACAATAAGGATATGCAAATGGTCATTTTAATTATGGTTGTGTTACTGCTTGTGGCGCTTGTGGTTATGAACCGTAAGGGAGTTATTGAAGATGGAACATTTGCGGTAGTGGTAGTATTTATATTATTTGGCGTCGCTGGATATATTGGAATATCATAGAGTTATGTGTGACATGTCACAACGACACTCATCAAAAAGCCCGCGCCGCGGGCTTATCCACTTTTAACTTTCTTTGGAACTATCGCAGATAGCGATATCATAAAACCTGTTAATGCCGCGATAATAAGCGGAAAAATAAAAGCATCAGAAGTTCTGAGTGGGTTTTTTATGTCAAACAGGATCACTATAAAGAACGCGCTTGTTGCGAACGTTGACGAGGAGTATACCTCATTCATCTTGTACTGAAGCTGATCCAACGAGAATGGTGGTGTCTCTTTACACCAAGCGTCCCAGATAAGATGAACCAGAAGATAAGCAATGCACAGGATGAAGTAAAATCTGGTTAACTCCTGTGCATTCTGTGGTGCCAGCCAGTCAAGAACGTGCATTTTAGTTAGCAAATTTCCTGGCAGCATAGATAGCTGGCAGAGCAACAGCACCAGCTAAAGCAAAACCATAGGCAATTCCTGCCGTTACGGTAAACGCAGGAATAACGAAAGATAAGCCGCCAGGAAGTGCGAATCCTAATCCAGCACCGCCAATGATAGCTTTCATCAAAGTAATGATGTTGATTTCCATTGTTCCTCCTGAGCATTCAACAAAAGGTTGAATGACCTTTGAGGTAATCTTAATCATTTTTGAGCAATGATGCAAAATGAATTGAGATGAAAAGCGATGAATAGGACGAATGTACAAACGCATTCAAAGGCGCTTCCCTGCGCCAGCAGCCTCAGTAACCCTTGGCCTTAGCCATCACGTACTGAGCATGCGTCTCTATGTCGCGCAGTACGGCGCCGATACCAACAATGTAGCTGAGCATGGCCGTGACCTCTGCGGCGGCGCCGGATACATCATGCCCGTCAGCATCGAGTTCGCGGAGCAGCTTCATCACCATTGAGCTTTTCGCCAGTTCGCGCAGGCCATCAGGTGAATGGATGTGATCCTGATAGCGTCGGTTAAGAGGGAAGGTGTAGTGCTTCTGCTCGACCTGCAGTGCATCCATGATCGCCGGCAACATGCTGCTGGTCATCTCCTGCGCCAGCATGCGGGCTTTATCAGCCTGGGAGAGTTCTTCCCGAACGTAGCGGCCAGTCTTGCGGATCTGCGGCAGCACCTCGCTGGTTACCCACTTGCGGAAGCGGTAAGCGCTCGTTCCTTCTACGGCCGCTTTACGGCAACGGAGCATTAACCAGTAAAGCCCTGACTCGTTAACAACGCTTAAAGACTGGTATCCACCAGGGGTCCGTATTGAATACGTACCCTTTTCATCGCTGTCGACTTTTCGCAAAGCAACATCAACACTTTGTATTTCTAGAGCACTACAAACATCCTGAGCAACAAAATATGGACGCTGATCGATCATGACCATGCGGATGTTAACTGTAGATTCGAATGAGAAGACAGTTGGTGCAGTTTGTTCTGACATTGTGATCACCTTTGTAGTTAGGTTGATCACCACCGCTGAGACCAATCAGGTGGTGGTGAACTGTGCAGAGTTGGTCTTACCGGCTACAAAGGACCCGGCGCGGATTTCTCCGCCCCCACACAGCCCACCATAATCTGGGTATAGCTGTGCTTTACGCATAAAAAAACCGCTCGCGCGGTGTGTGCGCCTTTGTAGTAATCCGGGAGACCAATCCCGACACCGGATTTTGCCGATGCTCGATCACTATGGCACAAGGGAAATGGGTTGTAAATTTACCATTTTGGTAATCTTATTTTCTATTTTAGGTAAAAGCAATCTTTTTATGAGTTATTTTGCTGTTTTTTTTAATTTGCATATAGAACTATCATAAACATAGTTCTAGTATATTTTTTTATTGGTATTAATGTTTGTTCATGATGTTTAAATTAATAAATCTGTATAAATTATTTTTTAATACTATACATACTATTGGTGATTAAATGGAAAATCATGTTTTAATGTTTCCTGATATGTTTATCAACGCAGATAATAACACCCTGCATATAGTAGATCTAAATTTGGACTATAGGAAGTTATTAATAAACGCCCTTTATTGGGATAAAATAATTACCACAAGAAGCAATATTTTTAACATTTCCAATGATGAAAGCCCAGGTGTTCTTGAACTTAAAAAGGAAGGGATTTTTAATGAGGTAAATTTACCGTTTACTGGTAGCGGTGATTTGGCTAAAGTACTGTATGAAATTAATATGAAATTCATGATGGACTCTCTTGCTCGTAGAGATATTAATTTTATTGCAAGTGATGCTGATAAGGTGTTGATTAGAAATACTAATGATGTTTCGCCAGATAACGGCGAGTTATTTACTTTGATAAATGCAATTCCAGAACCTGATGAAAGTGTAAACATCAATGATGTACTCGAATTTAGGCTAAAGAGGAAAGATAATTTAAAAAATCTCATGAATAAAATTTGTGAGTTGAATGCTAGAGTATTAAAAGCTGAAAACCGTGACTTAGAGTTAAAAGTAGCAATAAATGAAATAGATATAGCTTGTGCCGATGTTATTAGATTATATGGTGAGAGTCGTGTAAAATTTAACTTATCAGAAATTAAGTTTAACTTTAACATCCCTGAGATAGTAACTAATGCTGGCGCAGCTTATTTTGGTGCGAAACAAATAGGTCTTCCTGAAACAGGTGCCGTACTGGCATCAGCAACTTACGGGCTCAGTACCTTTGTAAATATTTCATCTGCAATGTCGCTAAGAAAAATAGATAAATTAAATCCATTTAATTACGTTGGGGAAATGAGCGTAAAGCTTAATTAAATTTAATGGTCACGGAAGGGAGGGAGTTTATAGTGGCAATATATAATAACCCCCATCCTATACCAAAATAATTACTAACAATAGCGATAGACAGCATTTTAAAAAATATTAGTGAACTTTTTTGTTCTTTTTTAATAAATACAACCACTTTCTATTCCTCCACTCACAGCTATATCTCATCAGCATATCATTATAAATATGCTGATGAGTAGTTTACAATTGCTGTCTAAGTTGCATTGCGCAGAAGTCTAGATGGGTTTGCAGTTCCCGCATCGACAACTGCGAGCTTGTCACATAGTTAACTAGTGCCACCAGTTCCGCCGCCGCACCGCTGACATCGTGGCCGTCTCGCTCCATCTCCCTGAGCAACTCCATCAGCTGTGATTTTACAACCAGGGATCTGACCCCTTCCGGGGTGTGAATACGATCCGCAAAACCTTCGTCGACAGGATACTGGTACCGCTCTGGCATTAGGAATACTCCCATAAATACTGTATATATATACATATATCAAAAGGTAACAAAGTTTTCCAGAGCTCTTTTGTTTACCTTAATGGTAATGTTTTTGCTCGTTTAGATCTGTTTTATTCATATATGGTTTAATGGGTAATAGAATGATCTCCAGTGTGGCGCGCCGGGCGCTGCGACATCCGGAGATTTCATATGACGGTCTCAACCGAAATCGACCATAACGACTACACAGGGAACGGCGTTACCACATCTTTCCCGTACACGTTCCGTATCTTCAAGAAGTCAGATCTCACCGTCCAGGTAGCTGACCTTAACGAAAATATTACGGTGCTGACTCTGGATACCGATTACTCCGTTACCGGGGCTGGTACCTATTCTGGCGGGAATGTCGTGCTGATGTCACCGCTGGCCAACGGATGGCAGATTTCTATCTCGCGTGACCTTCCCGTTACCCAGGAGACTGACCTCCGTAACCAGGGGAAGTTCTTCGCAGAGGTCCATGAGGATGCGTTCGACAAACTGACTATGCTTATCCAGCAGTGCTTTAGCTTTCTCCGCCTGGCGCTGCGCAAGCCGTCGTTCATCGCGAACTATTACGATGCGCTCAACAACCGCATTCGTAACCTGCGTGACCCGTCACAGGCGCAGGGGCTTTGTTGAATAAATCGAACTTTTGCTGAGTTGAAGGATCAGATCACGCATCCTCCCGACAACTCAGACCATTCCGTGGCAAAGCAAAAGTTCAGAATCACCAACTGGTCCACTTACAACAAAGCTCTCATCAACCGTGGCTCCCTCACTTTCTGGCTGGATGATGAGGCGATTCAGGCCTGGTATGAGTCGGCAACGCCTTCATCACGAGGAAGGCCCCAGCGCTATTCTGATCTCGCCATCACCACCGTTCTGGTGATTAAACGCGTATTCCGGCTGACCCTGCGGGCTGCGCAGGGTTTTATTGATTCCATTTTTGCCCTGATGAACGTTCCGTTGCGCTGCCCGGATTACACCAGTGTCAGTAAGCGGGCAAAGTCGGTTAATGTCAGTTTCAAAACGTCCACCCGGGGTGAAATCGCACACCTGGTGATTGATTCCACCGGGCTGAAGGTCTTTGGTGAAGGCGAATGGAAAGTCAGAAAGCACGGCAAAGAGCGCCGTCGTATCTGGCGAAAGTTGCATCTTGCTGTTGACAGCAACACACATGAAGTTGTCTGTGCAGACCTGTCGCTGAATAACGTCACGGACTCAGAAGCCTTCCCGGGCCTTATCCGGCAGACTCACAGAAAAATCAGGGCAGCCGCGGCAGACGGGGCTTACGATACACGGCTTTGTCACGATGAAATGCGCCGCAAAAAAATCAGCGCGCTTATTCCTCCCCGAAAAGGAGCAGGTTACTGGCCCGGTGAGTACGCAGACCGCAACCGTGCCGTTGCTAATCAGCGGCTGAGCGGAAGCAATGCACGGTGGAAATGGACAACGGAATATAACCGTCGCTCGATAGCGGAAACGGCAATGTACAGAATGAAGCAGTTGTTGGGAGATTCACTGACGCTGCGTGACTACGATGGTCAGGTAGCGGAAGCTATGGCCATGGTGCGTGCGTTGAACAGGATGACAAAGGCTGGGATGCCAGAAAGCGTGCGTATTGCCTGA